AAGGAACTGACTGGAATTTCACTTGACACAATTCATAAAACAATAAAACAATTCAAAAATGATTTACACGATTATAGCGGTAGCGATCGCACGGGCGTTGATGTCCTTTGATTTACCGAATACCAAACCATTCAATTGTCAATCATGCTTGTCATTTTGGACGGCGCTGGCGATTTATCTTATCACCGATTGGTCAATGATTCCATTCGCGTTCGTTGCCTATCTTATTTCCGATTTAATTTTGATATATGAATATAAGTAACGGACTTCGAATCCAGCTTGAAAACTTCGGACGACACCGATACGCAAATCTGGATGACACCTTGAAAGAAGAACTGGCGGTTCATTACAAAGCGCTTGGTTGCGGTAAACTGAACAAAGCTTGCGCAACGTGTGTTCGAATCGCAATGGACAAGCTGAACCAAAACAAAGACAAGATTCGTCCAGCTGTACGTCAAGAAAACAACGAACTTCACATGAACGAACAACCGCCGAAGCTTCACTTTGTCGGAACGAAACAAAAGACGTTCGGGGAACTTCGCCGTGAAGCGCTTGAACTTGGATTCAAAGGCACAAGAAAAACAACACGACAAGACATTGAAGAATGGTTGACATCCACGAAACAGCTGTAATTTTTCCGGGCGTTACGCTTGGTCACAACGTCACAATCGGTCCGTTTTGCATAATTGGCGCACCAGCGGAATCAAAGAAACACGACGGTCATGGATTCGGCGTGGTGATTGGTAACAACGTGACGATTCACGGTCACGCAACAATCGACGCTGGTTGTGAACGCCCGACAATCATTGACGACGGCGCTTACATTATGAAGACCGTTCACATCGGACACGATTCAATCATTCACAAGGACGTGACGATTTCACCGCATGCGGTCATCGGTGGCTTCGTTGAAATACACGAACAAACTAACATCGGAATGAACGCAACGATTCACCAGCGCGTGACGATACCTTCAAAGTGTATGGTCGGAATGTCCGCTGTAATTACAAAAAAAACACAACTTGAAACGAACGTGGTGCTGGTAGGTAATCCAGCGCGAATAATTCGAAGCAACAACAAATGAAAATAATCACCGTCACCGCAATGCACGGTCGACACAACACGGTCGCCGAATGTATTGAACGAATGCCGTTCATCGACAAAGTTTACATTTACTCAAACGACGAAGACGGCGCGTTCCTTGAAGGTCAAGACATTTTCGCAATGGCGAAATATCGAAACAATCCATTAAGCTACAAATGGAACATGGCAATTCGAACACTGGAACAAATTGATTTCGACGCGGTCATTTTGCTTGGTTCGGATGACTACATTGACGAAGCTTTTCTTCAGTATGTTGAACGAACGATTCCTGACTTCGACATGATCGGATTCAAAGACATTTATTTCCAGCACGACGGTTCGCTTCATTATTGGTCCGGTTACACAAACAATCGACAAGGTGAACCGTGTGGTGCTGGCAAAGTATATTCACGAAAATTCCTTGAATGTATAAACTGGAACTTATTCGACGTGGCGCGTGATCGCGGACTTGACAAGATTTCATGGCAACGTGTGAAACAAGCGAACGCAAAGGTTCATGTAACTTCGCTCAAAGAAAACGGTCTTTTGTTGGTTGACATCAAAGACGGCGAAGGAATGACACCGTTTAATAAATTCAAAGGACTGGAACGAATTCCGAACAAGATTACATAATAAAGGGGAACTTATATTCTTATGGCAAACAAACACCGCAACATCGACAAAGATGAATTGCTTGAAATGGCTTATCGCTATTGTGATTATTGTATCGCTTCGACAAAGGAAATCGCGACGAATTCAGGCGTGAAGCAAGTCAAGGAACGTCACATTCCGACCGTGTCTTATTTCTTGTTACACTGGCTTCGACGTGAACACTTTGATTTCTACACTCGTGGCAATTGGTACGTTGCAATGAAGGACGAAGGTCATCCATTATTTGACACTATTAAAAGTATTGATGACATCTTCAATTCGTTAGCGCGTGACATCGTGGCGAATGAAGGCAAGGGAATTTTCTACGCAAAGAACAAACTAGGAATGCACGACCGACAACAAGTCGAAACGCGCACCGTGGACAAGTTCGATTTCGATGTCAACGATTAAAGGTTATCGACCACACAAACACCAGCTTGAAATTCATCAAGCAATCAACCAAGGCAAAGAAAAGTATTTCGCTTTGAACATCGGACGTCAGTTCGGAAAAACAATGCTCGGAATCAACCAACTTCTTTGGTGGGCAATCAATGACCGTGGTTGCACGATTGCGTGGGTGACACCAGTTTACAAACAAGGCAAGAAGGTGTTCGCTGAACTTGAACGCGCCGTGGCAAAGTCGGGGTTGTTTGAGTTCAACAAATCCGATTTGCGAATCACCGGGTTCGGTTCATCGATTGAATTCTTTTCAGGTGAACGACCAGACAACATTCGTGGAAATACATTCGATTACATGGTGGTCGATGAATTCGCGTTCACACGTCCGGAACTTTGGGACGAAGTATTGTCGGCGACGGTCCTTGTCAAAGGAAAGAAGGTCATCTTCATTTCAACACCGAAAGGAAAGAATCATTTTCACCGGGTGTGTCTTCAACAAAACTACGACGACCGTTACCGTTATTTCCATTTCACCAGCTTCGACAATCCGATGATTGATCCGAAGGAACTTGAAGAACGAAAGCGGTCATTGCCTGACCATGTGTTCCGTCAAGAATACCTTGCGGAATTCCTTGACAACGCTGGTGGGTTGTTCAAAGGTGTGTCGTCTTGTATCGGTCAAGGTGAACGAACACAACGAATGTATGGTGGTCTTGACATCGGTCGCGCTGACGATTACACGGTGTTGACTATCCTGAACGAACATGGCCACATGGTTCACGTTGAACGCTGGCGTCACGACGATTGGTCACGAATCATTGACAAGGTGGCGAACTTGATTCGAAGCTTCAACGCAATCACCACGGTCGAAGTCAACAATCAAGGGGATGTCTTCTTCGAAATGCTTCACAACACATTGCGCAACAAGGTCGTTCCATTCGTCACAACGTCCAAGTCCAAACCAGTGTTGATTGAAGACCTTGCGTTGTCGTTCGAACAACAAGCGATTCGTGTCAACGATGTGAAATGGTTGCTTGACGAATTGGAATCATTTACTTATATTTACAATCCGAAAACACGCGGTGTTCAATATAGCGCACCGACTGGACTTCACGACGACGGTGTCATGTCACTGGCGCTTGCGTGGAATTCTTTGAAGAACAACAAGTCAAAAGGGAAATACAATTCAATGCGAATATGAAAATAAAACTACCAGCGTCAATTCACGAATGCAAACCAGACCAGCTTGTCAAATGGTTGATGTTAGCTGAAGTCATCAAGGAAAAACAAAACGATGAATTGTTTCAAATGCTTGACTTTCAATGTCAACTTATTTCAATCTTTTCAGGACTGAAGGTGAACAAGGTCAAACAACTTGCAATCGAAGACGTTCAACGTTTGTCTGGTCACATTACACGAATTCTTGCGAATTATTCCTATTCCGAACCGCTTGGTGAAGTGACGGTCAATGGTCAACGTTACGTCTTTGAAAAAGATTTCCGTTTGATTTCCACGGGACAAATCATTGACTTGAAACTAATCGACGACGTCGCAAGTGATCCAGTTCAGGCGCTTGCGATTTGTTACATTGAAGAAGGGTTCGAGTATTGTCAAGAAGATGACCGTGGTCGTGTGTTGAATCCGAACGAGAAACGTTACAAAGCTTTCAAGGAACAATTCGACGGTGCGGAATTCATGAACTTCTTTGGTTTTTTTTTGCGCGAATCAAAGAAGCGGAACGACGCTATATTAGCGATCCAGACGATACGGACAATGATGAATCAACGTCAAGCAATGGAGAAGCTCAAGACCATGAATGGTTCACATGGACAAGAATCCTTCAGCGACTTGGACAAGAACTTGGAACGACTATTGACGCAATCACTAAACAACCGTACGTGAAGACATTATTCTGGATGAATTACTTAAAATTGAAAGACGAACAAGATTACATATTAATGAAACAACAATCTTCGCGCAATGGCTGATTTCGATTTCCTTGAAGAATTCGGTGTGTCGGTTGCTGAAGCTGAACAACCACAAAGCGTTTACGAAAAATTTATTCTCACGGTAGGGAATCAAGTCACGTCGGACCTTCGTGAATACATTCAGCAAAACGCAATGAACACGGGCGCGCTTGCGCAATCGGTTGTGTACTTTCCGACGGGCGCGTTGTCGTTTGAAATACAAGCTGACGATTACTATAAATTCGTCGACCAAGGTGTGAACGGAATCGCGGTCAATCATGCAAGCGCTTTTTCTTTTCAATATCCGGGTGTGTCTTATAACATGGCGAAGGCAATCCAAGAATGGAAAGGACTTGAAATGTCACACGCGTTTGCGGTTGCTTCAAACATCAAGCAACGTGGACTTCGACCGAAGCACATAACGGATTCGGTGATCACGGATGAATTGCTTGAAAAGATTTCAAATGATTTGGCTGAAGTCACTGGATTGACGTTTGAAATTAAATTCGAAAAGACAACGAAAACATGGCAATAACAATAACACAACAACCGCAACTATTTCAACCAGCGTGCAATCCGTACGTTTGGGTATTTGAAAGCGACCAAACGGCGCAACCGAACTTCAGCTTCATTGTTGAACTTTACGTCGGTGGTTCGTTGGTGTCAACACACCAAGTGTTTAACGAATCCGCGAACTATGCGAAGTTCGACGCAAGCGGTGACATTCGATGTTTGCTCACAAGCGAAATGGTAACAACTGGCGCGTTGCTTACTTTTTACGATTCAGCGGTTGACGTGGTGAATGTTCGTATTTATGAAAAGTATGGAACACCACCGGTGTTGTCTGGAACGTTTGTGACGGGAACGGTGAACCGCGCATGGAACGCTTCGCTTCGACATCCTGATTTTATTAATTATGATCACCTTGATTTCATGGTGTCAAGGACGAATCCGAATTCAGGGAACATTCTTTTCTTGACTGACTTTCCACGAACACGAAAGTATTTCGTCGGACTTTACGAATCCGCGTTCGTTGCGTTCATCAACCGAAGCAAACCAAGCGTTGATTTTTATCTGAAGCTTTACGACATTACTGGCACATTGATCACCAGTTACACGAACACAATCACGGTTGGTGATTTGAATGTCATTGATTGTTCACCACAAAATTTGATTGCGAACACGTCGGTCACGTTGCTTGACTTTCAATCGTGCGCTTATTTCACGGTGCAAGTTCAAGCGCTTGGTCTTGGAATTTATTCAGGCGACACCGAAACGTTCACATTCTGGATTGACACCGAATGTCACCGCTACGACACACACCGACTTCACTGGTTGAACAAGCTTGGTGGGTGGGATTCATTTACCTTCACGCTTGTGTCAACGAATTCAACCAAGGTCAAGACATCGGAATATCAAAGGGAACGCGGTCAATGGAATCCGACCGGGACGACATGGGAATATACACGATATCACGGTGAACAAATGGCGTTCAACAAATACGCAACCGACACAACCATTTTGAATTCGGACTGGATTCATGAAAGCGTTCAACAATGGTTGGTTCGTGATTTGTACGAATCACCGAAAGTTTATCTTGAAGTCACACCGGGCGCGTTCGAACCAGTCAAGGTCACGAATGAAGATTTCACATTGAAACAAAGACGCGTTGACGGATTGATTCGTGAAACGGTGAACCTTGAAAGAACATACACATACAATTCACAATTGACTTAATGGCTGGCGAACTTTACATAAACGACCGATTGATTGACATCGACCAAGCGTTGCCGTTCCCGTTGACGTTCAACATTGCTGACATCCGCGATGTGTCCGCGCGTAAAGGGAACAAGTCGAAGACAATCACGATTCCCGGAACGAATTCGAACAGCGCAATTTTCCGTTCGATTTTCTTGTTGACATACACTGACGACACGACCGATACGAATTCAGCGATTCTTGACTTCGATCCTTCAATCAAAGCGACGGCACGATATTACAACAACGGAATTCTTGAATTCAATGGAATTGCACAACTTCAGGAATGCAAGCTAATCAACGGAACATGGTCATTCGATTTGACGTTGGTGTCCGACACGATTGATTACATTTCACGATTGAACAAGGTCAAAATAAACGAACTTGATTTCAGTGAATTCAATCACGCGTTGACAAAGGCGAATCAATTTGAAACGTGGTCGGGGTTCAATCAAATCAACGGCGCTTCGACATCAATCAAAACTGGAATTGACTGGGACGGTGTTGGCTATTATTATGGGTTGATTGATTACGGTTACCCACGTTCAACACCTGACAAGTTCGATTGTGACCAGATACCACCACAAGTGTTTGTTTACACGATATTAAAGAAGTTATTTGAATACGCTGGAATCACATGGTCATCGAATTTCCTTGAAAGTCAAAGATTCAAGAAACTTTTGACCGCTTACTTCGGTGGCAACTTTCCGACAATCACACCAGCGCAACAAGCGAATGATTCCGTTTACTCAAACG